AACAAGAGACATTTATATGTTCTGCATTATATAGAATGGGATTATTGCCTAGAAATATTTACCTTTGTGATGTAATCTATGGTAAAAATATTAACTTTTATACATATAAAGGTTATGCAGTCTGGGGTAAATGGTTTGCCAAACAAATATCAAAAAAACAAACACTTTACAAAATCTTTTCTCCGTTCTTTATTCGTTGGGCTGAACAAATGGCATATGAGGTTTCTAAGGGAAAATACGGAAAAAATAATACATTTGTTAGAATTATCAAAAGAATTGGGGAGAAACTTAATTATACAATTGGTTGGATTAGTGAAAGGAGACCAAAATGGAACACGCAATAGAAATAGGCAATATGGAACAGAACGAAAAACTGTTCGAGGAAAAAATGGGATTTCCAAGAGATTCAGAGGGACTAGAACTAAGCGATAGTCAATTAGTTAACTTTTTACTTTTATGCCACCAAGAAATGGTTTTACCAGAAGAAGAAGTTGAAATGGAAGAAGAAAAAGGCGATGGCGAGATGAAAGTTAAAATCATCAAGATGGATAGTGGCAATGTTCACGAAATGATGAATGATATGTTAGGTTCATCAAGACCAGAGAATATGTAATGCCATTTAGTAAATATTCACCAAAACAAAAGGCACTTGCTAGAGTTGCTAAACCTAGAACAAAGATTACAGGTGCAGATTTTGCAAAATTAAAAAAGAAGAAGAAAAATGCCAAGAAAACCAACAAAAAGAAAGTTTAAGAAGGTACCAAAGACCAAAAAAGGTGTGCCTAAGAAATATGTCGCAGGTGCAAAAAACCCTAAAGCACGAGAAAAAGAGATAAAACGTACTGCTAAACTTTATAAAGAAGGTAAATTAACAAAAGCAATGATGGATAAAATAAGCAAACAAAGGAGTAAATCGTAATGGCACCTACAAAGAAAAAAACTACTGCTAAAAAGAAGTCTGGTAAATATTCATCAATACCCGGTGCAGGTAGGTTTGCAAAATCTACATTAGATAAGGTCTATAAACGTGGATTAGGTGCGTACTATGGCTCTGGTAGTAGACCAAAGACATCAGCACACCAATGGGCTATGGGTAGGGTAAAATCTTTTGTATCTGGTAAAGGTGGTGCCAGAAAGGCAGATAAAGATTTACTAGGTGGTAAAAAGAAGAAGAAGAAAAGTGCCTAAAAAGAGTGAACCAAAAAAGGGAACTGGAAAAAAACCAAAAGGTTCTAGCAGACGTTTATACACGGACGAAAATCCTAAGGACACGGTTAGAATTAAATTTGCTACACCTCAAGATGCCAGAGAAACTGTTACCAAGGTTAAAAAAATCAATAAACCATATGCGAGAAAGATACAAATACTTACAGTTGGTGAGCAAAGAGCAAAAGTAATGAAGAAAAATCAAGTCGCAAGTATATTTAAAAAGGCAAAAGAAACATTAAAAAAGCAAAAGGAGCGAAAAGATGGCAAAAAAAGCAGTAGAAGCACCTAAAGGTTTTCACTGGATGCAGAATGGAAAATCATTTAAACTAATGAAAGACCCTGCAGGAGGTTACAAACCACATAAAGGGTCTAGTAAAAAAGCATCTTTTGAGATACAAAAGGTACATAAGGGTAAATAATGGCTGAATACAGAGGCAGAAAAGTAACACTTAATAAACCGAGAAGGATTAGAAAAGGTGAACCTTCGTTTGGTAAAAAGAAATCTGTTGTCTTTGTAATGGACGGTTCAAAAGTTAAGAAGGTTACTTTTGGCGACCCTAATATGAAAATAAAAAAACATATTAAAAAAAATAGAAAAAGCTTTAGGTCAAGGCATAATTGTGATAATCCGGGTCCTAAAACAAAAGCAAGATACTGGTCTTGCAAGGCATGGTAAGAGGAGGAAAAAAATGCCCAAAAAACAAAATAAAGAACTTAATGTTGAAGTATTTATAAATAGACCATTTGGACCAAGAGTCCTTACAGCAGATATTCCACAAAAATGGGTTGATGCATTTAATGTACATTGTGATAAAATAATAAAATCTAAAAAGAGAAAAGAAAGAGATGCTTCTGGATATTTGGTTGGTCATGTATCTGAAGAATTAACTTGTGATTTAAATGATGATGCCTTGGCACCTTTTGGTCATTTTATAAGTAATGCAACATCTGCTTTTTTTAGAGAATTTAACCAAGAACAAAATGTTAAAAACCCACCACAATTAGAATCTGTTCATGTAAATAGAGCATGGTTTGTCCGTTCATATAAAGACGATTATAATCCCGGTCATATTCATACAAACGCTCATTTATCTTGTGTATTATATTTAAAAGTACCAGACAGTATTGGTGATACAAATTATAAAAATAAAAAAGAACATTATACTACAGAAGGTTATATTGATTTTATAAATGGTGGAACAGATATTTTAACAGCAGGTAAATGGTTGCAAAAACCAAAAGTTGGTAAAGTTTACTTATTCCCATCAAATTTATTGCATACTGTTTACCCTTTTTATGGAAAAGGCGAAAGAAGAACCTTTTCTTGTAACCTTGAATGTAAATTTAACGATTAACGTATGGCTAAATTACCTGTAAAACCAATATTAAAACAAATATTTAAGTTCGGTAAGAAATTTGGTGTATTAGACGATTTAGGCATGTTCTCGCCTACTGAAAAAGCCATTGATACACTTTCTGAAGGTGGTCAAACAAAATTTAGAGCAGAAGATTTGTTAAGATACGACCCAGCATCAAAAACTGGCTATGCAGGTAGACTTTCTAAATTTGGCAGAGGTGTTAGTGATGAAATGATGTTTACTGGACTTGAAGATTATATTGTAAATGTTCCAACTGGTGGAAATGTAACATCAAAAGAATTAAAAGACTACTTAGCAAAAAATAAAACAAGAGTTGATGAAACAATAAAAAACGAAACGAAGGCACTTGAGGCAGGGCAAATTGATATATTCCAAGAATTTAAAGATATTGGATATTTAATGTCAGATAGATTGCCAACTGGTTCTCCAACACAAAGAAGAGTATTTTTAAAAAATCTAGCATCAGATGTTACACAAGGTAGAGAAGATAGAGTAAGACAATATATGGATATGTTTAATCCAAATATGACAGGAGATATAGAAACACCAAATGTAGATATTGTAGGTTTTAACGATATTAGTAAAGATATGCAAGATAGCATTATGTCAAAGAATAAAGCAAAAATACAAGAATTAGAGGAAGAAGGTTTTGAAGACGCAGAAACTTATATAAAAGAAACAGAATTAGATAATGAAAAATTTATAACTGTAGAATTTAGAGATTTTGGCGACGGAGAAGATTCAGTTGATACGATATATGGTATTATAGGTAATGATACTTATGGATATGATATAACTGTAGATGGTAAAAAAGATACTGGTCTTGGCATACAACCAAATTTTAATGAAGCAATATTGAATTTAAATTATCTAAGACGAGCAAGTCACGACACAATATTTAATGATAAAAGAACAACAAAAGACTTATTACCTATGCATGAAAAAGACACATTGCCGGGTGGTGATAATTACAATGAAATAATTTTAAGTATGCCAGAACCACCAGATGTTGTAGAGAATGTTATAACTGATTGGAAAAATGCTATTACACCAGATGAAAATACAGGTTTTTACAATATAAGATTGCCTTATATAACAGGCAGTCCATCAGATACAAGAATTGGAAGTGAAGAATTTAATTTACTCAAACAAGGAAAACCAGTTCAAATAGACACAAATGATGGCTTTAAAAAAATAAGAATTAACAAAGATGATAAATTAGAAGTATTAAAAAAAGATTTTACACAAGAGTCACATACCAGTGATGAAAAAAATGTTGTTATATTTACAAGAACAAAAGACAGAGTTGATGAAGATGGTAGAAAGATATTGTATGTTGAAGAAATGCAATCAGATATGTCGCAAAAAGGTAGAGACCAAGGCCTTAAAATGGGTGTAAGAGAAAAAAAATCATTTATAAATAAAAATAATCCAGTCATTTTTGGTGAGATATTAGATGAAATACAAAAATTAAAAGATACAACTAATATTGATAATTTAATTGCAGTTAAAGGCACTAGGTATCAAGCAGATACTAATATGATGCCTACAGGTGATACATTTGTACAATTTAAGGCAGATATTCCTAACGTATTTGAAGTTGCATTAAGAGATTTTGGCTTTGAAAGAGAAGAACAATTAGCAAGAATGTTTCAAAAAGCAAAACCTATTGAAGATGTCATTAAACAAAGATTGAATAAATATAAATATTTACCTATTAAAGATAAGGCTGTTCGCTATCTTTCAAATGCAGGTATTGATAAAAATAATGCATCACTTTTAACTAAGGAAACATTAGAAGATAGGAATATTGTTATACCAGATAATTTATATACTGATGTATCTGATTATGTAGATACAAGTTATATTACAGATAAAATTGGCAAAATTAGAAAAAAAGTATTTAGTGAACATTATACCAGAGAATATAATAAATGGTTAAAAAGCTTTGCAGATAGAAATGCTAGTCCAAGTAAATTTGATGAAAGTCAATTTAATAAAAATTTAGTTAGAAATTCTGCATCAAAAGAAAAATTAGATGAAATTGATAAGAGCATTAAAAACGAAGTTAATGAATTTTATTATATGCAAGATACAAGTGGTTTAGATGTGTATAATTTACCAGATAATTTACGAAGGTTACCTCTTTCAAAAAGAAAAGACGAAGATGATTTATATTTGGCAAATAATACAATAGAACAATTAAAAGATTATTACCTTTCTACAAGAGGTAAAGAATTAGAACTCAAAAAGGTTCCAATAGAAAAAGACGATTTTGGAGACACATTTAAAGAGGTAATTTCAAAAAAACAATTTGTAGAATTACAAACAGAAAGAGCAGAAAAAAGATATTACGAAGATTTAATATTTGATTCACAACTAAAAAACGAACGAATATTAGAACAACTTGAAAATTTTGATTATGATATAACAAAAACACAAGATGTTTTAAAAAACTTAAGTAATCTTGAGCTTAAATTAGAAAAGGCAGATGCTTTTGAAGTTAAACTTAATCCAGTTACTCAAATACCATCTGGACCTTTTATTGGAACAACGGAAAGATTTACAGAACTTGGTATTAAAAGATTAATGAAGTATGCAGTAGATAATGAGTATGATGGTATATCATTTTCACAAGGAATAATACATGCTAACAGATGGCGAGAACCAGAATTAGCACACTATTATGATACAATCATACCAAAAGTTGCAAAAACCATGTTAAAAGGCACAGATGCACAATTAGAAAATAAAACAATATTTTCAGATAAATTGTTTTTAGATAAATATAAAGACGACCTATTAGATTATGATGAGCATATGCCAGAAGATTATGACTTTATTGAAGTACTTGAAGAGGATATGGATATTTATACTGATGGAGGTTACATAAAAAATTCACCAACAATATATTTAACACCAGATTTAAAAGATTATGTAAAAAGTGGTGTTTCATTGTATACACCGATAGTTGCTACAGGTCTTACAGGTGCCATCACATCACAAATACTAGGTAGTGAAGAAGATATTATACGAGATGAGGTTTTATAATGAGTATTGAAACACCTTATTACGTATTCCCATCTGCTTTTACACAAGAAGAATGTAAAAAAATTATTAGTTTAGGTTTAGATAAAGAACCAGAAGAAGCCGAAACTATGGATTTAAATCATAAAAAGGCAAATAGAAACATTAAACAAGCAGATAAAACATCACAAGAATTACAGAAAGAATTTGGTACAGATGTAACTAATATAAACCCTTTGGTTCGTGATAGTGCAATATCTTGGCTTAACGATAGTTGGATATATGACAAGATTTACCCCTTTGTAATAGAAGCAAATACAAAGGCAGGTTGGAATTATGATTTTGAGAGTGCAGAAGAGTTACAATTCACAACTTATGAAAATGGTGGGTTTTATGGTTGGCATAGAGATGGTGGTAGTTGTCATAAATCTGCCTATTTAAAAAATGTGCCAGATGAAGAAAAAATAAAAGGTAAAGAAAAATATTATACAACAAATGACGATTTAGTAGGAAAGATTAGAAAGTTAAGTTTAACTATAAATTTAAGTAAACCAGAAGATTATGAAGGTGGTAATTTAAAATTTGATTGGGGAGACCATCAAAAAAATAATAGACTTTATGAATGTAAAGAAATAAGACCACAAGGCTCAATAGTTGTTTTTCCATCTTTTTGGTATCATCAAGTTACACCTGTAACGAAAGGCAAAAGACATTCTTTGGTTTGTTGGATTTTAGGAGCGCCATTTAGATGAAAATAACACCAGCAGTTAAAATCCTTTTAAAATCATTAAGAGCCAAATTAGAAAATGTGCCTACATATTTTGATGAATTTAATACAGAAGAATTAATATCTGGTTATGTTATACAACCTTTAATTAGTGGTTCACCTCAAAAATCTGTTGCTAGAGAAGAACTTGCCAAAAAATTAATTGACGATACTGAGTTCCAAAACATAAGTAATAAAGCATTAGACGATAAAGGCTATGATGATTTTGTTTCTATATATAGAATTATTACAAATAAACCAGAAGCCATGCGTGTAGGTGATGAACAGTTTGTATCTGGTCTATTAGATAAAGATAAGGTTTTTCCATTACATAATTATCTTACTGAGGGTAAAAGTAGTATGGAGGACAATTCTTTTTTGCTGAAATATGATGTGCCAAGAGATAAAATAGCAGGTTATTTACCATCATATGAGGACAGAATTACAAGAAATGTTAATAAAAAAATTAAAGAAAAAGGTATTGGTCAGACAAAAATAAGTGGATTTGATACAGTTACAAACCCTGCAAAATTTACAAAAGGCATGTTAAATGCACAAGATGAAATTATAGCAGATGTATCTGGCATACAACCAAAAGTATTATCAACTGAGGGATTTAGTAACAATAAACCTATGAATTTAAAAAGTATGAATGCCAGTGTGGTTAAAAGTATTGCAGAAGAAGAAGTAAAAACCCCAGAAGATATAGAAAAAATATACAGTAACTTTTATTTTAGTAAAGATGGAAGCTCACTTAGAGATTTAGTAAAGCCTACACAAGACCCAAATGCACAAAAATATATAGATGAAGTCAAAGAATTTTTTGACATTAATGGGTTTGGTGCGTTAAATAATATAAATGAGGGCACATAATGGCAAAAGCAAAAGTAGATAAAGTAGTACAAGCAGAAGTTAGAGAAGCAAAAAAATTTTTGCAAAGACGAAATATTGATTCAGATGAAATAAGCCCAAGAAAATTTTATAGATTATCAAAAAAACTTGACAAAAGCTTTCAACAAACACTTAAAATATTAGCAAAAACATTATCAGCAGGACAGGTATAATGGCAGAAACACCAACATTACGAGATATTTCAGCAGATAAAATTGTAGATGCCCTTGAGTTTCTTCGTAACTTCGGTGTGGTGGATAAAGGTGTACGAGAAGGTAAAAAGACACAAGAAGATATAGCAAGGTCGTTTACAGGCGACCCTACAGCGTATAACGAGGATAAAGGTTTCTTTGAAAATGTGGTAGAGACAACAGGTCTGTTAGATTTTACACCTATCGGTACTGTTTTTTCAGCACAAGAAGCCGATAGAGATATAAAAAAAGCAAAAGGTACAGACCTAGAAAAAAGATTATCATTATTAGGTTATCTGCGACAACCATTACAAACATCTTTTGATAGACCAGATATAGGTTACCCTG